CAACCATCGTGTCGCCCTTGATCGAGTCGTCGTCGATGTACCGCATGTTGTAGTTGTACTGGGCCATAACGGCCGGCTCGATCACATCCATGTCGATGTGCATGACCACTTGACGGATGCCCTTACCGGCGGCACCCATGAGCATCCCGAGACCGGAGGACGTACGGCCAGCGCCACCAACCTGCATGTCTCCATACACGTAAGCCGGTATGCCCGACTGGTCGTCGGCGAGCTTGCAGAAGTGTTGGTAGACCATCATCAGCGGCTGGCTGCGATCGTCAGGCTGGTTGAAGTGGACCGCCGGTTGGCCGGAGCCCATCGGGTCGTTCGTCGTCTGGTAAATCTGCCACGGCTTGAGCGTGGTGATTTCTTCGTCGGCAGGGAGCCGGTCAATGTTGATCTCTACCAACGGGCCGGAGGCCAGTCCCATGTTGTTCGCCAGGGCGCGCGCAGCGGCGTTGCAGAGCTGCTGAATATCCTCGATAACCTCCGGGATACCGGTGCCCCACAGGGCGCCAGGGCGCTTGATGAATGAGGTGGTGTAGTAGGGCTTCTTGCCCAACGGATCGTAATTTAGTGTGGCCTTGATGACCCAGCGGTCAATCATCCACGCGTTAACGTCGTACTCGACGGCTTCGTCCGGCACTTCTTCCGCAGACATCCCCCACTCGCGGAGATGCTTACCATCGACCTTACCGGTGAACTCCAGCGCATCAACAACCTGTGTCGGGCGCATCCACGCCATGTGCTTCTGTTCGAGCTCCGACTTCTGCATCTCGGCAGACCAGAGCCATGAATTCATCCCAGCATGAGGCATATTAGCCAGCACCTGCCGGATCGCGTCGTCGTCGTACCCAGGACACCCGATCAGTGCAGACAACTCCGTCCGGCTCAAGCGGTGATGCTCGAACAGGTACCCTTCTTCCAGCTTGGAGATGCCCGGCTCAGGGTACATGCGGAACGGGTCGACACGGTCATACGTCGGTGTCAGTGCCTCGGTAACCTGCGGGGCGTACTTTCCGTCCGGCCCCTTAACCCAAGCGAGCCGACGCTGGCGCCTGACAACCGGGCCTTTAAGAAATGCGTTGGGATAGGTCACCAGGTCACTGATGAAATCGTTGAACCCGCCGATCATACCACCTTCGACGAACTGGTCCTCGATCAAGGTGCGCATGTTGTCCGCGCACTCCTTGGCTTCTTCGAGCAGCTCGTCCTTGATATCAGCTTCCGACGACTCCTTGAGGCTCTCCATCTCCTCGCTGTCCGGTGCGAACCCGGTCTGCTGGATGGTCTGGACTACCTTCTCGGAGAAATTCTTATGCACCCGATCGGAAACATCTGGGGGTAGGTCTGGTATGGGTGTGGGCTGGCAACCGAACGGCACCATCCCTTCATCGAGCAGCACATCGCGTAGCCAGCTCTCGGCGCCACGGCACTTGGTCTCGGTGAGCATCATGAACACCTGCGACCCGCCTTGCGCCTCGATCTCGGCCAGGATGCTCGGCTCGTACTGCCCGTTGCGCTGACGCAGCGCCTTGAGCATCTTGTTCTTCTGCACATCCTTGGCCATGCGGGCCGGTTCCCACAGCCGCTTCAGGTGTGCGGCCAAACCTTGAATTAACGGTTCTGACTGGCGTGCATCCGCCGCACGACGCGCTTCCGCGTCGGCGTCCAACTGAGCATTAGTTTTCAGTACCAGCAAACCGGCCATGCGGTTCTACTTCTGGGAGCCTTGGTTATAGCCTTTAGCTACCGCCGCCGAGCCGCCGCGCAAGTCACCAACCGTGCCGCCATTACCGCGTTTCGGCTGGGCCGCGAATGCTGTGCCCTGGGTGTGGCCGTCACCGGCTTTCTGTGTGCCACCGCGCAGATCAGGCTGCGTAATACCGGGGATGTTACCAGAGAAGTTACCCTTGGCACCTTGCAGTTTGCCCTGGTTATAACCACCAGGAGTCGCCGTGCCACCAGCGCCGCCACAGGGTCCGAGTTTAATGACGTTGTGTGCCATGAGTGTCTCCTTGGAAACGGATTGAGGTTTAGATTGCCGCTTTATAGCAGTAGGGTCCAGTTATGTCAAGTATTACGTCCACCCCACCGCGGAGGCCACCTTGATATTACGCCGTTTTGTCTCGAGAAACCCGCTTTGCTGCGCATCTGCATGGAGCGCCAGGTACTGACACGCGTCCTGGGGGTGGCTCGCCTCATTTTTCTCAGGCTCGTTCTCCATCTCCCCATCCTTCTTCCGTTTATACCGATACCGGCCGGCAAACCCTTTCACCAGGCAGGTGCAGTCCTCTGGGTCGAGCAGTAACCCCGGGCCCCCGTCGATCTGCCTGTTCAAAAACGTATCCACGGCCGACACCCGGGCCACGATCGAGTTCGTCTTCGCCTCGATGGCCTTGAACCCGTGCTGCTTCAGGATGTCGTAAACCGTCTTCTCATCGGTCTGCACGCGCGCCCGGCCGGCGGGGTCGCCAACCACCAGTATCGGCGCCCCGGGGAATTTGTTCGCCAGGTGGGGCTTCAGTATCGTGGTCAGGAACCTCACCAGGCCCATGCCGTCGCTCGTCAGGGCGCTGTAGATCAGCAGCCTACCCTTCATGTCCAGCTGCCCGATAACGGCCGAGGGGTTCAATCCGAAGTCAAACCCGATGATGAGCGGTCTAATCCCGTTGAGTATCGGCCGCAGTGGGGTTTTGGAAACGTGGAATTCCCGGTTGAACGACCTGTACACCGGCCGTCCCGACAGCGATCGGCCAAACTTCGCATGGATGTAAACGTCGATATACTCCTCACCCTTACCCTCCATAAGATTCTGGTAATACATCGACGGCAACAGGTGCACCCAGTCGGCTTCTTCCGACAGTCCGCTGGGCTGGATGTAGATATCGAAGTTCTTCGGCGGGTCGCTCATGAACTCTTCCCAGAACGTCTCCATGTCCGGCGGGTTGCTCATCCCCCAGATGTGTTTGTTCTGCTTCCCGTCGTCGGTCACGCACCCCTGGATCGGGTACCCTGCTTCATCCACACCCCACTCCGGCCGGTGTGGCACCATCATCCCGTCCGGGTACCGTCCAAGCCGGCCTTGCACTGCCTCGAAAATATCCTGGTGAATTTCCCTGAACTCATCCATCACGGCGAAGCTGGCCTGCAGCGAGAGCAGCCGGCGCACGTCGTTCGTGTCATCCAACCCGCGGAACAGAACCTCACACTCGACGATCGAACCATCGGCCGCGCCGAAGCGCAGGGTAAACCGCTTATTCGTCTTTTCAAACGTGCCGGCCTGGCCGTCGGGGAACCACTTCAGGAAGTCAGGGATCGACGTGTCGTTAAGCTGTTGTACCGTGTTACGAATCCAGACGCACCGCGACCGGCGCACACCGTCTTTGCACTTGGCCATCTGCATGGCCATAGCAGAAATCTTCATGATCCCAGCAGTTGTCTTGGTGCTGTTATGATGCACTGCGCCATCCACGGTGACGTAGTTGTGTGTCTCCTCCACCTGCAGGTCCCAAAACGTGCGCTTGACTTCCTCGAGGGTTATACTTAGTATGGGCCTGTCGGAACTACACGGACTAGGAGAACGTAATGCCAAGGACTGCTGAGACAGTGAAAAACGAGCAACGCGTAACCGCCCTTGCAGACGGTAAACTGACGTCGTCAGAAATAGCGCAGCGGCTCGGGCTAAACCCTCGGCACGTGCGAAAAATCCTGCTGCGCCTTGATCTACCTCGCCTTGGAGAAGGAGGGCGGCCGGGAGCGAGCAACCATCAGTTCGAGACAGGACGGCGGATAGCCCTGTCGGGCTACGTCCTGATAACTGCTCCACAGGGGTATACCGGAACCGCGAAAGCACGGCCCGGGCGACCCGGCGGTAAGCTGGTGTGGGAACATCGCTACGTTCTCGAGCAAGCGCTTGGTCGCGCGCTTCTTCCATCAGAAAGTGTTGACCACGTTGACGGTCTAACGCTGCACAACTCGCCAGAAAATCTACGCGCGTTTGCGAGCAACGCTGAACATCTTCAGGAAACTCTTGCCGGCAGGGTCCCGCGTTGGACAGAAGCCGGCCATCAGAACATGTTTTTAAGACATCGCCAACCCGAAGCTCTCGTACGAATCGATATTCACCGTCAGCGCAGAGCAAGCGGTGATCTCCGGCTGCGGCAAATTCTCCTTGCGGCGTTGCAACTCGGTACAGATAGTCCCTACCTTTTGGGAAGCTCCCGCCACACCACGAAAGCTGGAACCGACATGTCTTCTCGTTCCACGATAGAAGCCGCATTGGCCGATCTATACACGCGATGGGGATGGCCCCTGTCTCTGTAAGTACAAGGGTTTCGCCGGCAAGGCATCCTACCGGGCCCACGATCAACGAGCCAAAGTTGCTGCTGTGGAGGAAGGGTTGTACCGATTTGGGTGGCGCGAAGGTCAGTATGTCGGCCATTTACACGGTTTCCATCTCGTTTTCCACATATTTCAGGTCCAAATTCAGCATCTCCGAGAGCTCTGGATCGCAGTATTCTGGGATGGTAAGCGACTCTAAAGCGTCTAATTGCACTGGTTTCAGGCTGTTTTCGACAGATTCTTGTGCATATTCGATGATATTGACTGGTTTTACCCCGGCTGGCGAGTCGTAGACGATGTTAATCATGAAGC